GGCGCGGACGGCCAGCCGACCGGCGTCATCGCGCTGGCGGCGTCTGTCGGCATCACTGAAACCGATGTTTCGGCTATTGCGTCTTATGCCGTATTCAAAGCGGCGGCGCGTCGCGCCATGGATCGCAACACGGCGATGAAACCCAGCGCCTTGCGTTGGCTCATTCGTCCGCTGACCTACAGCATTCTTGACGGTACGGTTTTGACCGGCACGTCCGACGCGGAATGGGATCGCCTGATCCGCCGTTTCGGCGAAAGCGCCTTCACCATTTCGGACAATGCTTTGCCTGCATCAGAAGCGGAGGACGCAACCGACAAAGGCGCGCACACGATCATCGCCACGGCGTTGACCGGCGGAACCCCGCCTATTTTCGTTGGCATGTGGGGCGGCGTTGACGTGATCCGCGATCCTTACAGCGATGCGGCCAGCGGCGGCTTGCGCCTTACCGGCCTCGCCACGATGGACGTGACGATCTCGCGCGCTGCGCAGATTGAAATTCTCGAAAACGTGCAGGATCGCGCATAATGACGGCGACCCTGCACAAGAGACAGGTCGCGCATGTCGCACGCGAGGGTCCGCGCAAACTTGCGGGCCTCGCGGCGGTTTATGATCGCGAAACTGAAATTGGCGGCGTGCGTGAGAGAATCGCGCGCGGCGCTTTTGAACGGACTTTATCGACGGACGCGGAAGTGCTGGCGTTTGTCGATCACGATTCGGGGAAACTATTAGGGCGGCGGTCTGTCGGGACGCTGCGCATATCCGATAGCGATGCGGGACTGACTTTCGAGGTCGATCTTCCAGAGACAACGCTAGGCCGCGACGTTCTCGCGCTCGCGGAACGCGGCGATCTTGGCGGCATGTCGTTTGGCTTTGTCATTCCGAAAGGCGGCGAGCGGCGTGACGGCAATGTCCGCCTTCTCACACAAATCGACTTGCGGGAAATTTCCGTTGTCAGCAGTTGGCCAGCCTATGACGGAACGCGCGTTGAAGCGCGCAACTGGCATCCCGAAAATCGCGGCGGCGGACGCCTTCCTGATTTTTTGCGTCGGTGGAGGTACTAAATGGCTGTCACAGTGAAGATCACCGAAAGCCTGCCGGACGCTTATCCGACGATTGAAACGGGAATCACATCGCCGTCCGCTGCATTCCTGGCCGCAGTCTGGCAACGGATTGAAAGTTATATCAGCGAGAGATGGGCGGCGCGCGATTGCGTGTTTGTTGCGGAAGGCCCCGGCGATTGGCGCCCGCCTTTGCAACCGGCGACAATTAGCGCAACTGAAATCTGGAATGGCAGCGACGCATGGGAAACGGTGACGCTGCGACCGGCAGCAACGGGCGGTTATGTTCTCGACGGGGAAGGGCCCTATCGCTTCACGGCAAGCGTCGGCTCGACTGACGATCCGCCGGGCGCGGTGCAAGAGGCTTACAAGCGCCTCGCGATATATCTTAACGAAAACGACGGGAGCCTTCAAAAGACCGCCATTGATGGCGTCGGCAGTTTTGAATTTGGATCGCCGAACCTTGCAGCGCGCGCCGTGCAATACAGCGGCGCGGGCGATCTCTTACGCGCTTACAGAAAATTGGGAGGCGTCTAATGCGCTGGCCTTGGCAAAAACAGAGACTTGAAAAGCGCGCGAGCGCGTCCGGCTTCACGGCGGAAATCATCGCGGCGCGCGAGTCCTATATCAGCGGGCGGCGCGGCATAGGCGAGCTGACGGCGACCGTGCAAAGCTGCATCTCGCTTTGGGAAGGCGGTCTAACCATCGCGGACGTGACGGGAACGGATTACCTGCGCCCCCGCAATCTCGCCATGATCGCCCGTTCGCTCGCCCTTCGCGGTGAATATGTAGGACTCATTGCTGACCGGCTGTTGCCTGCATCCGATTGGGATTTGCGGACGCAAGACGGCATTCCTACGGCGTACCGCTTGAGCATTTCCGAAGCGGGCGGCGGGCGGACACTGACGGCGCTTTCGCAAGAAGTATTACACATAACAATTAACCCGGATGTTGCCGCGCCATGGAGCGGACAGGCGCCATTGCGGCGCGCATCGATCACGGCGGGCTTGCTTCACGCTTTGGAAGATGCGCTTCGCGAGACATTCGAGAACGCGCCGCTCGGCTCGAAAATTGTTCCGTTGCCTGAGAATCCCGAAACCGACAATGAAAATCTGTCGCGGGGCTTTCGCGGAAAGCGCGGAAGAATGCTGTTGCGGGAGTCGGTGAACGTGCAGGCGGCGGGCGGACCTGCGCCGCAAGCTGACTGGCGTCCGTCCGATCTGTCGCCTGATCTTAAAAACGCCATGACGGCGGAAACTTTGAACGCGGCCCGCGATGCGATCTGCGGAGTGTATGGCGTTCTCCCTTCATTGATGAATCCGGCGACAACCGGCCCGTTAGTTAGAGAGGCGCAACGGCATCTTGCGCAATGGGTGCTGCAGCCGATTTGCGAGCTGATCGCGGAGGAAGCGCGCGACAAGCTGGGCGCGAATGTCGATCTCGATTGCATCTCGCCGTTGCAGGCTTTCGACCATGGCGGACGGGCTCGCGCATTCGGCGCGATGATCGATGCGCTGGGTGCTGCAAAGGCGGCGGGGCTTTCCCCGGCGGAAACAGGATTCGCGCTCAAATTTATCGATGAAGGTGCGCCTACGAATTAAAAGAATTGATGGCGTTAGGGTTTCTCCGCCGTCAATGCGCCAGCGGGCGGTGCGCTTAAACACCCGCAGTTGCGGCTGGTTTTATCCTTTCTCCAGTGACGCAACCACCGGCCCGCGTTCGGGCAAAAAAAAGCCCCCGCCAGTTTTGACCGTCTGGCGGGGGTTATTTCTTCAGCGGCCAACCGTCGGGCCCGATAGTCCGCTGCTCGATTGAACTCTCCAAGGCGATCAATTCCACCAATATAGGTGATGTGTGAGGGGTTAGGGCATCACGATAGGCAACAATGAGGTCCGTAGTAGCTCGGCGCAGTGATCGGACGATCTTCTTCTCGTTGGTGGAATGTCTCGGATCGAATGCCAAGGAACTTTCAATCAGTAAAACGCGGTCCCATAGTTCATTTGCATCGTCACTAGATGCGACATTGCGCAGAGCAGCACGGAATGTTTTTATTTCTGCTAGTGTATCACTCAAATTCAGAACCTTTTAAAAATCAGGAATTGTGCGGGAATGTTGAAGCGATGGCCTTGCCATGATGATCGTACACTGAATAATAGAAATGCGCAGAGTCAATTGCTGACTTAAGTTTCCACTCTTGAAGCAGGCCGAGGGCGTAATTTTCATAGTCAATCTTCATAACATCGGTGTCTATACTGATTATTACATGATACAAAATATTTTCTCTGCCTCCGATTTTTTTGAAATCTGCGGTTATCACGGTTGAATCGGGGATTTTCCTTTGCATAAGCGATCACCTTATTCGAGGTTGTATTTTTAACCTTTGGAGCCTTTGGGGTCTTTGGACCGGGGATACGTTCGCTCCTCTTGAATTTTTCCGTCCTCTTTGTGAATGCGGACGCTGCCTTCGTTCTTCTCGAAGTATTTCTGCATCTTCTTTATCGCCTCGGCCTTTGTATCAGCTTTAGCAATTGCTCGATTGGAACCTGCCTTTTCAAGGCGCCATTCGTCGTCTTTCTTCGTAAGGTGAAATTTGTCTAGAGTCATTCTTACCTCCTATTTGGTAATGGGAAATATTCACTGAGTCGAACTCCCGGTCCCCCGCTTTCACTGGAGAACACGCCGGCAGGTATCGCGGGGACGAAATCCAAAAGTGCATGCTCCGCCGGCCTAAAAACCTCTTGCATGATCCCGTAGGATGCTGTACCTCTGGGATTAACCAAGAGGACTAATATGTCGGAATTGAAGTTTCGCACTGCCGTCGCCTGCAGGATCGCCCGGATCGACCGGGATCGTTTTAACGAGGCTGTCGCCGCCGGAAATTATCCCTGTGCGCCCCGCACCGACCGGGGTGCTACTCGGGTTTTCGATCAGATCGACCTGATCGCGTTAAGCTACTATGGGAGACTTTTGAATTTTGGGATTGCGCCTCGAGTAGCAGGGCATTGGGCTTGTGAACTGCTTCACGCGGTGAAGCGGGAGCCGACCACGGATGAAGTCGTTCTTTGTTTCAGTAGGGACGGCTATGAGCACGCGGTCACTGCCGAAGAAATCAGGCTCTTAGAGCAAGGCCAGCGAGATGACGTACTGCACGGCGACGCCATGTTTCCAGTTTTGCAGCGCATTTGCGTTGACGTTCGCGCAATCCGTGGATTGGTCAAATTCGAGATTGCGCGCGAATTAACAGTAATCGGGCCGGATGACGAAGGCGAAGCAGAATAGCCATGTCAGCCGCTCCCGTCCGCCAATCTCAAATCACGCGCGCGGTTAAGGCCGTGCAGGCCGCAGGCGTTCCTGTTGGCCGTGTGGAGATTGCGCCGGACGGAACGGTGAAAGTTTATTCTGGCGCAGGCGAAATGATCGATGACGACGACGCCGCGCTTAACGATTGGATCAAACGCGATGCGCGTAAAGATTAAGGGCATTAACAGGGTCAAGAAGACGCTCGCCGACGGCACGGTGAAGACGTTCTATTATCACCGCGCGACCGGCACACCGCTCCCCGGCAAGCCCGGCTCCGCTGAATTCATGGCAGCGTTTGCGAAGGCCGACGAAATCGCTCCGAAGGATACCGGGACCGTCGCCGCACTGATCCGCACCTACCTTTTGTCGCTCAAGTTTGAAAAGAAGCGCGCATCGACGCAGCGCGAATACAAGCGCATGGCGGCTGCTCTCGAAGATGAATTCGGGACCATGCCGATCCGGGCGCTCCGCTCTCCGAAAGTGCGCGGCGTGTTCCTCGCCTACCATGAGAAAATCGGACGAGACCGTCCGCGCGAAGCCGACAACCGGCTTTCGGTCCTGTCGGCGATCTTTTCCTATGCGGCGTCGCGCGGCGCCATCGCCGAAAACCCGATCAAAGGCTTTGAACGCATCTATGATGGCGACCGCGCCGACAAGATTTGGCTGGAAGGCGACATTTCCGGCTTCATGAAGGGGGCGCCGCTCGAACTGCAACAAGCGCTGATCCTCGCCCTCCACACCGGCCAGCGCTACGGCGATCTCGTGCGGCTCCGCTGGGCCGACTATGACGGCGCGACGATTGTTTTACGCCAATCGAAGGGCGGGCGCACGGTTGCGGTGACGGCGACGGCGGCGCTGAAAAACATGCTCGACGGCATGGACCGGCGAGGACCGTTCATTCTCACCCGCCCCGATGGACGCCCGTGGTTCACCGCAAAAGACGATAAGGCGTTGGGGAAGGCGTGGCGCGTTCACGCGACCGCCGCCGGGATCGTAGATCGCAACTTCAATGATATTCGCGGGACCGCCGTGACGCTCTTGGCAGAGTCGGGCGCGACCGTTCCTGAAATCGCCAGCATCACCGGGCACACCATGAAGTCAGTGCATACGATTCTTGAGAAGTATCTCGCGCGCACGCCTGCGCTTTCAAAGGCGGCGATAATCAAGTTTGAGAACGCAGCGGCAACGCAATTTGCAAACCAACTGCAAACTACGGATGCAAAGGGGAGCGCGTAAAATGCAAGCGGCTGTTATTGAAAAAGAAAATGGCGCACCCGAAGAGATTCGAACTCCTGACCCCCAGATTCGTAGTCTGGTGCTCTATCCAGCTGAGCTACGGGTGCGCAACCGGCCGCATTGCGGCGCGAGGCGCGGGTTTAACCCCAAGCCCGGCGTAATTGCAAGCGCCCCAGCGCGGATATTGCCCATATCCAGAGAATTCCCGCTCAGGGCCGGGGGCCGGTGCGCCGAAGGCTGAAACTGGGGCTCGAAAGCCCGGGCGGGCTCGCGTATGACGGTGGAGAAGGATCGACGCGGCAAGAAGGAAACGATTATGCGTATCATTGGAGTACGGCCTCTGTGGAAAAGCATCGCCATCTTGCTGGTCTCGTTTTCGGCGGCTTGCGGGCGCGATGCGGCTCCTGACGATGCCGGCGCTGCTGATCCT